TCATCAGTAAATCAGCCATATTATTTAAATTTTGTTTCTATGTTTATAACGATAAATATATCCTGTTTCAAAAATTTTTCTATTTACTTAAATTTTTAAAAATGGTATTCTTATTTTACTTCCTTTTTAGCTCCTCCAGCAGTAGAATAAGTCTTAACTATATTATCTGGTTTATCTTTAAAATGTTTATTCATTACTTCTACATTTCTTATATCATCATCTGAAAATCCTATAGTAGGTTTTGCTGGTACAAATTTATTACTTATATCATTTTTTAAATAAGCTTTTTTATTTAATACTGCAGACATAGCCTTTATATAATTTACAAAATCATCCATCGCACGGACTTTCCCTTCTTCAGGATTTTGGGCTCCTTCTTCATTTCCAAAAGAAACGGGGTGATATTTGTTTAACTCTAAATAAGATTTAATTAATTCTTCATCACTCATATCTTCTTCATCAACAAACGTTCTGTATTTTTTTAAGTTCTTAACTAGTTGGTCTTTATCAATACCGTTAAATCCGTCTATAATATAATTATATACACCTTGTTTTAATGTGTTTGGATTATGTCCTCTGGCAGTAATAATAGAAAAAATTGACCCGTTGTTGATTGCTTCTTTAAAATCGTCAAATGCTGGTCCTGTTTTAGCCCTCATAGCATCTACTAAAAATTCTTTATCTCCTTCAGTTCTAAAATTTCTAAAAGGATTTTCTGCAAATCCAACAATAGTTTGACCTTTATAATCAAAAGGTTTTTTTCCAATATGATGTCTGTGTTCCGCAAAATCATCAGTAGTCATTCCAACTTCATTACCTTTATCATCTTTTACAATAATTTTGGTTGGCATATGAACAATATTATCGTCCCAATCAAACGCATAATATTTTAAATCTGGTGAACCCTCTTCTTTAAATCCTTCTGTTAAATTTGTTTTCATGTTTGGCTAAAAAAGGGGGAGATAAACTCCCCCATATTTTTTATTAGATATTTTCAAACGAAGCTCCTGTTGGTGTGATAAAGAACTCAATGTCAATGAATTCTAAAGCCTTCGTAGGTTTTAAGTAGATTTTACCTGTTAGGGTGTTTCTATCTAGGTCTTCAGGTGAAGATGAAACTGTTACACGGAAATCGTATAAACCTCTATCTCTTCTGATTGCATCTAAGATAGGATTAACACTATCCAAGAATTGTTGTCTAACGATTTGGTCGTTTTGTTCGAACAATAATCTTACAGCCACTGCTGAAATTAACTTACGAGCTTGAAGTAATAATCTTCTTACGTTCAATCTATTAAGTGCTGTGTCAGAAACTTGTAATGTTTTATTACCCCAAATTACTGTACCAACGTCCGCGAATGTTGCGATTGGGTTGATTCTACCTTGATAAAGAGTATCTCTATCTTCTTGAGTCAACTTACGTCTAGCTTTAACTGAGTTTACAAGACCTCTTGTGTAACCCGCTGATGCGAACCAAGGGAACGCGATATTATCAGTCAACGCTAAGTTTCTACAAACTTCACCTGTTGGAGGTAAATAGATTTGTGTATTGTTTACAGTATCTCTTACTAAAATCCATGGGTAGTAAGTTGCTGTATAGTTAGAATCAATTCCTGTATTGTCTAAGTTGTCAACCGCCTCTTGAGGATAGATTACATCAAACTGACTTGTTCCATCAGGTGTATACATTCTATAGTCAGGAGTTGTTGCGATATAAACTGAGTCAGCTCTTGAATACTGAACCATGTCGATTGTTTCTTCAACAAGGTTTGAGTTATTAACATAGTCGATACTTGAAGTTGCAAACACGTTAATGTTTGTTGCTTCAGGGTTAGCAAATGTTAATATACCAAGTAAGTAAGCGTAGTAGTCAGTGTTTGCAAAATCTTGAGTATTATTTTGAATAACAATTCTCTTGAATAAACCTTGACCTGTAGCTGTTGGGTACCTTGTAGATGGAGATGCTCCTGCCAAATAACCCGAAGCTCCTAATTGGAATCTATCTTCGTTAGTTCTCCACTCTCTATATATGTCCCATCCATCAAATCCACCAGCAAAACATACTGTGTATTTTCTTGAGTAGATAAAGTAATAAGGGTTTTCTTGTGTCTCTGGGTCAAATCTGAAATCAGCAACTCCACACTCGAAAGCTGTTTGTCCACTTGTTAATGAACTATTAGAAATTGTAACAACAGTAGCACCTGAGTCCATGTGGAATCCTTTACTTAAGTAATTCCATGGTAAACCTACAACCGCTTCATTTGTTGTCCAACCATTAGGATTTTGTTTACCTTTATATGTTAAGAACGATTCATCAATACCATATTGAGATGAGAATCCTAAATAACTTCTTCTAACAATGTCACCTGCAGATTCTGTTGTATTCTGACCCCCTGTTGATGTTCCAAACGGAGGGTTAGAAATAACTTCACCTGGATAGAAGTATTTTGTTTTGAATTTAGGTACAGGTGAAATGTTTGTAATACTTTCATATTCTCTTTGAGTATATCCATAGAATCCACAAGGGATTGCATCTATTGGAGCCTCGTCAGCCATTTCAACCATTATATATTTTGAAATTAATGCGTACTCACCATTTGATGTACCAATCTTAACTCCAATGAAGTTATTAGATAATGGGTCTAAATTACAGTTTGTGAACTTTTCAATTACAATAGGATTAGCATCAGTATCAAAGAAATTTCTAACTAACACATCAAATGTCATATTATTAAATGACAAGTTAGCGATTGAAACTTTAACTTCTACGTTAGCAGCATCTCCATCAGATATTGATATAAACTTAAATAATCTATAAACCTTATTACCTCTTAATTCAGAAACTAAGAATGGTGTTTCAGGTGATTGATATTGTTCAAGATTGTATGCGATTGATTGAGGACTCTCACTTCTTGCATCTTCTAAAGCTATTAAATTACAACTTAATCCTTTAATATATCCTTGGTTGTAAGCGTAACTTAAAGAAGTACCATAACTTTCTTCAACAAATAAAGGTACTTCAAATCTTGATTTACCAAAATTATCTATACCAAATACTTTAGTAAGATACTTTGAAGAAGCTGGTTCTAATGAAGTCTCAAATGAAAATAACGTTCTTTCTCCTGAATTAGAATCCGCTTTAGTAATTCCTGAAATTAAGAATGAACTAAATGGATTTTCAGTTACACCTGAATATTGGTTTGTACACACCATACTTACATCAGTAGTTGCACTTACCTGATAAATTGGTCCGTGTGACTCACTATCAACACTATTAGCGTATAAAGATATACCTCTTGAACGTAATGTTGCAACAACCATGTCGTTGTACTCACTGTAAGCGGTTCCTGAGAAATTATAATAATATCCCGTAACAGTACCTGTGAATGCACTTGTCGCACCTGATTGTAATGCGGTTACTGAATAATAGAAAGAATATCCTGAATAATTGTTATTACTGTAATTATTAAAGTTAGCGTAATACCATGGGTCGTTAGAAGACGCACTTAAATCGTTTGTTTCTAAATTATTACTAGCACAATTATATTCATTAATTTGATTACTATATTGACTAACAACAGGCCAATAATCATCACCTGGAATTGCACCATAGAATGATACAGTTGTTGCAGATAATGAATTATCGTCAATTACCGAAGATAAATTAGCGTTAAAATCGGTAGCATATGTTGATGTACTACCATCAGATAATCTATATTGTTGGTTATAATTTACAGCAACTTGTGGAGGTAATTGACCACCAACAAACTCAATTGTTGATTCATTAGGGTCACCCGTAAAGGTTGCTGTCCAAAAAGTTCCACCTGTTGGAGAAATTAAACCTATAGTTGTTGGGTCAACATTGGCAGTAACTTTAATACTCCAAGAAGGACCCGCGTCATATCCTGACAATCCTAAAATTCTTGTTACAAACAATTGGTTAGATTGTTGTAAGTAAGACTTAGCGATGTAAGCCGCTTCATATTTAGGGATTTGAGTGTTTACGAATTTGACTGGTTCCGTTCCGCCAAAATAAGCTTGGAACTCATCGTAGTTAGTTATAAAGATAGGTTCGAAGGCAGGGCCTTTAATTGTTTCCCCGACTAAACCTAAGGTAGTAACACCGACACTCTGTGCTACGAATGATAAGTCCGTTTCAGATGTGTATACTCCTGGTGATACATAAACTTTTTGATTTGCTTGTGCTGTTGCCATTATTTAATTAATTCTATTGCAGATTTATTTTAATGATAAATATTAGATACTACCACAAAAAACTTGACTTTTAGATATGTATTTGTAAACGGTATGAATTAATTCTGCCTTTTTTCT